TGATATTTATGCACCATTGACAATTAATGGTAGTTGTATATCTATTGGCAGGAATTGGATAATGAAGAAATATGGCTATATATAATGGATGGAATGTTTTTTATAGCTATGTTCCACATGAAACAACTCTATGTTCCACATGAAACAAATAAGGAAGGAAGGATAAAAAAAAGGATCGAAGGAAATATTTAAAAAAAAAGGATTGATTGAAGGATTGATTGAAGGATTGATTGAAGGATTAAAAAAAATATTAAAGCGTATTATGATAATCTGCCTGTTACTATTGCAATTACAACGTCCTAGCTTGTTTCACTTATTATCAACTTTTACTTGTACCATTACAACCATTGCAATTCCAATGTTCTTCCAAGTTAAATTATGTTCCTTCCTTATATATACCAAAAACAATAATATTCCGTATAATGTTTTATTATATGGAATGTGCATTTTTCAATGGTTAGGGGGATGTTTTACATTATTTGGTTAGCATTGCCCACCAGTAGCCGGGGAGCACTCCCCCATCCCCACCTCAAATTTTATTCTTCTGATGTCCATTTTACATCTTTCCCACCCATTTCTCCTCCACCCTATTTTAGCAATATTTCATACCACTTCAACACCATAGCATTTGCAACACTTGTAGCTATTATTTGTTCATATTCTACCCTATCGGTTTTATCTTCGGCAAGATGTAACCATTGTAAGCATTGTAGCCTATTTTATTATTCTTATTTTCAGTTATAATTACATCGACAGGTTTTACCTTGTTTATGAGATATTTACATATTTTTCTATTTGACATATTATTTAACTCTTACCCTTGGCAATGTTGAAAATAGAATAGTTGTAGCTACTATAAGAATATTTAAATAATATTTATATTGCCATTCACTCAATTCTATCGAAAATGTACTACAATATCCCGAAGCTTGGTTTTTTATATATTCTACCAATCATACGCTAGTATCAAACAATAATCTAGTTACACTGCATCTATTACAATACCAACATCCCCGCCAATTCTATTTATCACCAATTCAAACAAGAACAACAATATTATATGATATTACGATAAATCTCAAGAATAACTATTATTTTTGATTTATATGCTATTTTTTACTCGTATGATAGAAAATTTGGTAATATTGATAGTAAATAGCTTAAAATATATTCCGAGCAGACTATAAATAATCGCCGATATATATTTTTCCGTTTGCAAAAGAGAAATGGTGGTAAGCTATATTTAATTTGAAAGATTTACTTAGAATTAACTCTAAAATTATATTATTGTGGTATTTAAAAGTATTTACATCTTTCTTGGTGACGGCAAATCAAGACAATTTTAATTCTAAGTAGAAAAGAATGAATAGATTTTATAAAATAAAGTTTAATATGTGATTTTGCCGGCACCACACTCTTCAAAAAATATCTTAAAGCAGTTTATTACTTTTGTATTTATATTTTTGCATAAAAAAATAGGTAGTGGTTAGCTACCTATAATTGTATCATTTAATATACATATTTATACCAATAAATGTATTATTTATGCCTTATTTTAGCCTAAATATTCTTACAACTTTTACTATATATCTCTTTACGAGGCGACGTCTGTAACCATTGGAAATTAGCCACTTATTTTTCATTCTACAACCTCATTTTAGAATTTGGTTGTAAAAACACAAAATTCTTATATTTTGGTTAAATGTATAATAATATATTTATTTGTCGAAGGGGGTGATTATGTTTCTATCTTTTTGGGATACAAATACTCAATTAACAAATTTCTCATCCTTTTGCTAGGTAAGTATATGATTATGTTTTCATCTTTTCTTATTCTGCTCCGCCAAATCCATTGCAGCATTTCAGATAAAGCATATTCATCTTGATTTATATATATATTTCTTTTGTTGAAGAATAATTCTAATGTAGGTTTAACATATCTATTGCAGCAATAAGCTAATACATATGTATTTCTATAATCATTTGTTGCTCGAGCATTTACAGGTATGAATTGATTAGTATATCCTTTGCCTTTTAATTTATTTCTGCTTGCTTTAAATGAAGTCCACAATCTATATTTAGCTTTTATATTTCTATTTATGTTATTAAACCAATTATATAAGTTATTTTTTAATATACCCTGTAAAGTTCCATCATCTTTTTTAAACCAATTAACACATAAAGAATAATCTTCTTCGCCTATTAAATTAAGGTTACCTTGATATATGCTTACTATTTTAGCCAACTTCTTCCTTCTTTCATAATCTCTATTGATATCGTAATCTATTAATTCGCTATTTTCAACTTGATAGTATTCATATTTTATATTGTGAAAATCATAATAATATCTTTGTATTTGGTAATTAAACATATATGTCAGTATCCACACCTCTTTAAAGTGCTTAAATATGTCTACTGGAAAATTCCAATATAATAACTTATCATTGATACATATTAGGTTTTTATTCATAGCCATATATTTAATATCATTGTATCTGCCATCATAATTATATTTATCACTATACCATAATAAGTAATCATCCTCTACATATGCTAATTTATCATTAAATATTGTATCTAAATCATCTTGCGTAAAATCAATTAATTCTTCTACTACATCCATAACTTCATCAAGTATTAATATATAATTGTTTGCTTGCAATGCTGTTCTGGTAATATCATTAGACTTTCTGAACAAAGCATGGGTAGAACATATATTTTTTCCATCTTGCAAAAGCCTATGAAAACTATTTTGTTTGTTAGATTTTTCATAAAAAGGTTCATACATTTTATTATAATCATTTGTTTCCTGTTTGAGCCTCTTAATTTCATCTAAATAAGGAGTTATATATATAAATTTATTATCAGTCTCTTCTTTAATTTTATTTATTGCCCAAGTAGTTTTTCCTGTACCCATTAAACTATCAATTACTTTTATTTTAATATTTATCACCTGCCTTTTGATTAATATTTCACATACAAACTTTCATATACAATACTATCATTGTTTTGTAATCTTCTTTTGGTAAAGTTAATATTAATTCATCTACTAAACTACATATGGTTTTGTTCATAATTATCACTCCCTTTAGTTATATCTTATTTTTATACATATTCCACTTTTTTACTATCCTTTTCAAATACCCAAAAATAACTGTGAAATTTCCGGGCATGTTTTTGATTTCGTAATTGCCAATCAGCCACCAACCTATTTTTAGCCAACAATACAAATAAATCTTTAGGATAGAACCCTATTTCAATAGCATTTTCATATATAAAGCAGTGACTCATGTATTGTTTAGAAGAACTAATTTTATCTTGGCACTTAAATATTAATATGCCTTTGGGTTTCAATATCCTATAAAATTCTTTCATAGCTTCTACATAAAAATTATGTAAACTTTTTTCATTAGGATATACCCCAAATCTTTTATTGATTATGTTGCTATCATCATCTTTGTTCAAACTTTTGCCTGTGGTAGCTAAAAATGGCGGGTCGAACATTATACAATTCAAACTATTATCATTTAATGGTAAATTTCGGGCATCTGCTTTTTCGACTTCATCTAATTGTGGCAAAATATCATATTTATATTTAGGTTTGATTATATTATTATTTTTATAGAAATTCCCCTTTGAATAAGTTGGGTCACAATCAATATAGCCTTGCGGAACATGTAATTTGATTATATTTTCTATAATTTCAAATTGGTTATATGATATTGATTTGATTAGTTTCATGATTACTCCTTTCTTTATTTATTATAATTATCTTTCAATCATACAAACCCCAATCAGTTTCCACAAAATTCATATCTTTTACTTCATTGTAAGTCAAATCACAACCAAACCACGATTCTCCACCATTTCTTTTTAGCACTTTCATAATGTGTAGATAACCATTATCATCTACATGGTACTTCTTATTACCATGTACATATACTTTATTAATTTCTAATTCCCAAGCCTTCATAATCATCCCTTTTTTCTATTTTTCAAATAATCTTCCTTAAAAATTTCGTACATTTTATAATCACAATAATTGCCATCTAATAACACAACATCATTTTTTTTAATACCAACAATTCTTCCGCCATATTTCTTAGTTAATTTGTCATAAGTTGTTTCTATGGGATTACCGACATTAACACCATAATTTAACTTGTTGTATTTGTATTTAACAAATATATCATCAATAGCTTGAAATACATCTTTACCAAAAGTCAATTTGTTGCTAGAAAAGTTTATTATAAAAAGCCCATCAACATTTTTACTTTTTTGATTGATTTCATAAGCTATATACCCTAATACATTATTATTTTTATCAACACTGGCAAATTCATGTTGATTCCAATTATCAGTAGTTGGCTCATATTCTACATTATGCCCAGAATATGCAAACATATATTTTTCGTCATATGCAATTTCCCAGAATTTTATTTTTAGTTCTGGTATATATAATTGTGCTGGCTTGAGTATAACAATTACCTCCTTTCATCATAATCATAACAAGATTCTTTAATAAATCTTTCAACATTTAGTAATATCTCCCGTGCTTTGAGTGCAATAATTTTTATGTCATTATAGATACTATTATGATTACAATAATAAATATGTTCCAAATCTTCTATTAAACAATTTATTAATTCTTCATATACTTGCAAATCTTTCAAACCTTTTGTTTTTGTTTTGTTGGACTTGATATTAATTAAATCATTTAGGTGCGGTTTAATAAAATTGTAAATATCTATACCTTTTATTATGATTGCCTCCTTTCATTGCCGTCATTTTCTAAATATTCAATACACTCTTTAATTTCATCATCTAAAGCTACACATGCTTGCTTGAAACCGTGTCCTAATTTAACATGTCCCCATTCTATACAAATTCTATTATCATATGGGCTGGGTATATGTTTTCTAACTTCTTTCCATATTTGGTTGGCTCTTTGATGTGTATAGTGGCAAAATGCCTTGTCTTTGAATGATTGTAATTTTTGGACTAATTCTCTTTTGTTCATTTTTACTCCTTTCTTTGTGCTCTATAATTCCTTGTAATTGCATTGTATCATATAATTTAGCACTTGTCAAGTAGCACTTGACATAGCATTTGAAGCGAGTCAAAACTCGCTTGACTTAATGAAATTATTTGAAGTGCTCCGCACTTGACAAATTGTGGAAAGTGTGCTATACTGATATAAAGGAAGTAAATATAGAAAAGAGGTGAAAATATCAAGCTAAATCAAGTATATTGTATAGATCAATATTATACCCCAGAATCGCAGAAATGTACCATATTTTTAATGATATGGGCAACATTTACCTATGTATAGATTGGCGAATTTTATATGTATAAAATACAATTACAAGATAAAGGAGTGATAAAGTGATATTAGCCGGAAAATTGAGTTTAAGTCACAACAAAGATGACTATATTATATTTGGCAAGGGTAGAAATACTAATTTGACAGAATTGTTGAATTTAATGTTGACAGAAAACATAAAAATGATAGTTAAAGATATATATAGTGGTGAGATTCTAATTAATACGGAGGGGGAATTAATTAAAGATAAAGTAAGTAGATGTTTCTATATGTATCGTATAGGGAGCGTGGATGTGGATGAAATATTGTGGAATTTAGCGGATAGTCAACTGGAAATTGAACTACTAAATATAACAGAAGATAGTTAATACAAATATAATAATAAGGGGAATATTATACGTGAAAAATAAAGAAGTAAAAGAAAAATGGTTAGGCATTAGAACTGAAAACACAAGAAAGGAATGTAAGCAGTCTGGAATTTATGCAATTAAAAATATAAAAAATAATAAACTGTATATAGGTTCAACTATGTCTGAATTTTATACGAGATGGTCTTCTCATTCATATCATATGAGAAATAATTCACACCACAATTATTTTTTACAAAAAGATTGGGACAAAAATAAAAAACTTTTAGTTTATGAAATATTAGAGTGTATAGATAAAGATAAGCCGCAAAGTTATTTTTTTGAAAGAGAACAATTTTATATAGATGATTTAAAAACTGTATTCCCAGATGGTTATAATATATCAGCAATAGCAGGAGAATTTATATTTAATCGCAAGGCTTGTAATGCAATTATAAAAAGAGAAGATAATAACACTGAATTTAGGATATCAAAACGCAATAATTTGTTTAAGGATTATTTAAGACTGAATGATATGGCTAATGAAACTTTAAAGTATGACTTGAAGAGAAGTCAATTATTTAATGACAAAGAGATAGAAGCAATTGTTTGGGAGGGTCTTCCACTTATATTTAAAGCATACAAGAAAGTATTCAAAAGTAATAAATCTTGGGATATTTTTAAATATTGCATGATAAATTTGAAACATAATATGCCTGTTGGCTATAAAAGTAGAGAATATTCATTTGATAGGAGTAATTGCTCTATATGTGTGTACCATGATAAAAACTATCATAATAATGGGTATGATTTTTGTTACTATTATAATACATATTTGCCACCAATTGATGTAGGAGATTGTAAATTTTGTATGGTAGCTAAAAATAAAAGTGAAGCTGATTTAATCATGTTTTTTAATAGGAGGCACATTGATGATGTAATAGAAGATTATCTTAAAGGCAGAGATTATAGTAGCGAGGAGGCTATAAAGTGGCATGAACGAACCTAATTTTAAATGGGGCAAAACAACATTATCAGATGCAAATACTATAAAAGGGTTATTGAAGTTTAGGCATCAATTTAAACCAACATCAGAAGATGCTATATGTATATATGCTGATTTGGACAAGCTGATTGATAAAGCAAAATTTAATGATTATCAAAAAAAAATACTTAATTTGTATGAATATGGATATTCAGAGGAAGATATATCTGATGTTTTAGAAGTAGAAAAACAATCAATTAATAGTGTAGTAGATACTATTTGTAATACGTTGTGTGAATTAAATTATCAAGATTGGAAATTAAATTATATATTTTGGAACAAATGTAAGGTTAGAACCAATTACAAAAGATGTAGCAAATGCGAGGAATATTTACCTGCAACGGAGGAATATTTCTATAAAGAACTTATGGGAAAAGATGGTTATAAGCAAAAATGCATAAAATGTAGTAAAAATATGTAAATTCGAAAGATTAGGCTGTCCAGAATGGATTTCTTTTAGTTAAGAATACTATATGAGGGGGTAAAATTATTGACCAAAAAATTCAAAATAAAGTGTCCTATAGGCATTAATGATTTAGAAATATATTATGATGATACAAGAGACGACAGGATTGAATTGTTGAAAAAAGTAATACTTTCATCTTGGAAAGATTATTGTAATAAAAATTGGTTGTGGCATGGTAAGCCCAACAAAAATAAATTAAATAATGAAGATAAAGTGAAGAAATTTCTTAATAGATGTGCTGATTTTTTACTTCATAATAGATACGGTAACACAAATATAATTACGCCTTATATGAATAAAAGAATAATTAATACAGAACTATCTTTAGATGGAGACTGGCAAAATGAAAATATTGAAAAAGAAGTAGAAGAAACTATAGATTTTTTAAATAGGAGCATAAAAAAGAATTTTTCATCTGATAGCAAAATATTAGAAAATAAATTTACTAACAAGCCATTTATATCTAATAAAAAACATAAATCAAAATTAAATAAAATAAATGAAATATATTCACAAGAAGAAAGAGAAATAGAAGATTATGAAAAGAATATAATCAGTAACAATTTTCATACATGGAATAAAGTTACAAAAATTATACCAAAAAGAGATGGAGTAATAGATAAGGCTAGGCCTTATATTTCAGAATGGTGCATTGTTGATACTGAAAATATTTTCACATTTCAAAGTGAAGAATATAGAATTAGCGAAGATGTCAAACAATACAATATTAGATTGAAAATGCCAAGATTTGATGATTACAGAAATGATTATAAAATGGATAAGATATTAGTGTTCAAACAAGATAATAAATTATATTTTTATGACCAAAATATTAATATAATTAATAAAGACAATATTTTAAAATTAACATCAAAATCAATATAAATGTCAATTAAATGATAAAATTTAACCATATTCCCCGCAAAAATCAAATCACTAATTTTACAAATCCCAGACCCTATTTTTAGCATTTTAAGAATGGCTAATTTTCAACATTTGATGGGCATGAAATTCCTTGAAAAGTAAGAAAAATGTGATTTTGCATAGTCCGCTATGGGGTAAATTTATACTTAATCGCTACAAGTATTGAAAACAGTGACGTTGAGTGTGCTTTAAATTGCCAAGTGGTATTTTTACAAAGTCGCTTAAATCGCCTGTCTCACAGAATATAATTACGAATCAAAGGAGAGGATAAATATAATTACAAAAGAGCAATTTATAGATAATATTATACCTTTTGTTAAATACTATGGAAGATTGCCATACATATCTGATGATGATATATTGGTGTCTATAAAAAATGAAGATGGCAAAATGGAAGACTTGCCTTATCGAGCCAATAAATATATAAAAAGATACTTCAAAAATCAAGACAATCTAACTAATTATTTATTTGATAAATGCATATTAACATATGAATTAATATCTAAAATTACAGGAATTGAAGCTTCAAGACTCAAAAGCCTAATGCGTGGCAGACTCAAAAAAGTTGATGCCGATGAACGTAGGCAATTAGAAATATTTTTCAATAAAGATTATTATAAAAAGTTAGGAAAATTAAATTCTAAATGTTGTAGTTGCAAAAAGCAAAAGAAGTGTGGTCAACACTATTGGGTAAATGTAGTATGTTGCCCTAATTTTGCTAAAAAATAAAAGAATATAAGGAGGAATTTTGTTTGGCAAAGTTGAGCAAAAGATTTGTAATCAAAGGGGTCATAGACTACAAAAATCAATGCATTGTAGAGTATGACAAAGATGGAAATGAATTTACACATAAATTTGATGATATATTCATTGAGTTTGATGATTTAGGTGACGTAACTTTAGCCTTATCTTATGATGAAGTAGTTAAAGGTGAGGCGGAATAATTGTATACTATATAGTGGTGGAAGATAGACACTATCGTGGTGTAATGCTAGGAGTTCCGAGAGTAAACTCGAAAAAACTCGATTAACTCGATTAATCCGGTTTGAAACTTGCTAAGCGGGAAAGCTCGGCTCGCTGTGCATAGGCGAGAGTCCTATGCCTATATAGTATGATACATTTACAATTTCACTATAATAACAAATAAATATAGCGTGAAAGTTAAATATGTTTTGATATTTATTTATACTTATTAACAGTTTCGGGGAGAATCTGCAAAAACTCCCTACTTCTTAATTTTTGGAGGGAAATTATTTGGAAGATAAATATTTCTTTGATGAAAACATTGATGACATTGTAGAATCAGAATTGAATGATACAGAAGCTAATAAACCTTTGACTAAATTTAAAAGGGTAGATAAAAAAATAGAACCAAGTTTTAATTTTAAAGATTTTTTGAGTGAAGAAGATTTAGAAAAACTAAAATCAATAGGAGGTTTGAATGGCTGATATAAAATATAAAAGATTAGATGATGAAAGTTATGATAACTATTGGTGGAGGATTTGCTTAAATAAAGATTTAGGCGTATATGATTTAACTTGGGATGAAGTAGGAGAAATACTTAATAAAGAATTAGATGAAGAGTTTTCATCATCTAAATGGCGTAAAAATTATCAAATGATGAAAAAAGGCTTTGATAAAGCTAGAGAACAGAATATTGAAACTGAAGAAATGATAGAAGAAATAGAATTAAAAAGAATGGAATTAAAGGAAGAAAGAGTTAGATTATCAACTTTACGTTTAGATTTAAATAAGAAAATTAGTAATTCAGCAAGATTTAAACAATGGATAGAAGAAATTAAACAAGCAAGTCAATCAATTAAAATTGAGATACCAAAGTATAAAGGTGTTGAAATTGATAATTGTGATAAAGATTACATATTAACTGTAGCAGATATACATACAGGTAAAAAAGGCGAAGCATTAAATAATTATTATGATTTAGATGTTTTACAAAGTAGAATGTGGCAAATTAGAGATGAAACAATTGAAATAATTAAAGAAAAACAAATAAAGACATTGAAAATACTAGCTTTGGGAGATTTGATAGATGGAATTTTGAGGGCTTCACAAATTCAGCATTTACAAATCCTAAGAGCAGAGCAAGTTGTATTTATAGTTAGATTTTTATTTGAATGGTTAAATTCTTTATCCGAATTTTGTCATATAGATTTTAAAATGACAACTTCTTCAAATCATTCAGAAAGTCGCCCACTTAATAGTAAGGCGGGAGAATTTTCTAATGATGATTATGAATTAATTATATATGAATGGCTGTGTGATTTATGCAAGAACAATTTACGAATAAATATAGAAGGTAATGATATTCTGGAGTTTGATATTTTAAACAGACCAGTAATAGCAATGCATGGACATCAATTAAATAAAATCAAAAGCAGGACTAACATATTGGCAGATGTCAGTTTTCATATGAATAAACAATATCAATATATGTTTATAGGACATTTACATCATACAAATATAAAAGCCGTGGGTAAAAATGAATTAGGAAATAAAGAAATAATATATTGCCCTTGTATTTGTGGCAATGATGATTTTTCAGATAGTTTGTGGACTGGTGCAAGTGCAGGTAGTTTATTTATAGAGTTTTTAGATAAAGGGAACGGGAAAATTAGAAAAAGTGTAACTGATATTTTGGTGGAGTAAGGAATTATAGTTTATAGAGAATATTGTAAGAAGACCCATAAGATTTTAGCTTATGGGATAAATTACGATACAAATAACTTGGCATAGTTGAACATATATGGTATAATATAGTGATAGGCAAGGGAGGTGAAATATGATACTAAAAGCATACAAATATAGACTATATCCAAATAAAGAACAAAGAATAATATTTGCTAAAACTTTTGGTTGTGCAAGGTTTGTATATAATAAAATGTTGGCAGAACGAATTGAAATATATAAAACATATAAAGATGACAAAGAATTACTAAAACAACAAAAGCTACCTACACCTGCTAAATATAAAAAAGAATTTGAATGGTTAAAAGAAGTAGATAGTTTAGCACTTGCAAATGCACAAATGCACTTGAATAAAGCTTATAGTAATTTTTTTAGAGACAAATCAATTGGATTTCCTAAATTCAAAAGTAAAAAGAAGAATAGACACTCTTACACAACTAATAATCAAAAGGGTGCTGTAAGGATTGAAGATGGATATATAAAATTACCCAAAATAAAATCTATGATAAAAATAAAGCAACATAGAAAATTCACTGGGCTAATTAAATCTTGCACTATATCTAAGACACCTAGTGATAAATATTTCATTTCTATATTAGTGGAAGAAAAAATAAAACCATTGCCCAAAAATGATAACAAGGTAGGCATTGACTTAGGTATTAAAGATTTTGCGGTAACAAGTGATGGCGAAATATTTGAAAATCCTAAATGGCTAAGAAAATCAGAGAAGAGGTTAGCAAAATTACAAAAGGATTTGTCAAGAAAAGACAAAGGCAGTAAGAACAGAGGTAAAGCTAGACTTAAAGTTGCTAAATTACATGAAAAGATTACTAATCAAAGAAAAGATTTTCTTCATAAAATATCTTCTAAAATTATAAACGAAAACCAAGTAATAGTTTTGGAAGATTTGAAGGTTGGTAATATGCTAAAAAATCATAATCTAGCGAAAGCAATATCAGAAGTATCATGGGGTGAATTTAGGAGGCAATTAGAATATAAAGCAAAATGGTATGGTAGAGATATAATTATAGCACCATCTAATTATGCCAGCAGCCAATTGTGTTCTGAATGTGGTTATAAGAATAAAGAAGTAAAAAATTTAGCATTAAGAAAATGGATTTGCCCTAAATGTGGAGTGGCACATGATAGAGATGTTAATGCAGCTAGAAATTTACTGAAATTAGCTATATAATTTTGGTATTATCGAGGTAGGTACTACCTTTAGAGCCTAGGTAAACTTGGTAGGTTACTACTATTGACTAGGAAGCCCCCACTTCAAAAGTCGTTAGGCTTTAAGTGGTGGGTAGTTCACTATCTTGGTTCTTAAATGAACTGAGTGCATATTTTAAAAAAATACATTTTTCTGTGATTGCTGGCAATCATTCTCGCCTGTCTACAAAGAAGGATAGTCCAAAAGATGAAAGATTGGATGATTTGATACCCTTCTATATTAAAACAAGGCTACAAAATTTATCAAATGTAATTATAAAAGACAATAATATTGATAACACTATGGATTTGGTTAATGTTCGAGGGTTGAACTATGCAATGATTCATGGAGATATGGATAGTGTGAATGGTATATTGAAATTGATAGAGATGTTGCCTGAAGAAGTATATGCTGTAGTGATGGGACATATACATCACAATTCTATGACTTCTTTGCAAGGATATAAGGTAGTTTCATCTGGAAGCATGATGGGTATGGATGACTATTGCATAGAAAAGCGAATTTTGGGCAAACCCGAACAATCTATTTTGGTTTGTACCGATAAAGGTATTAGGTGTATGTACGATATAAACTTGGAGGTGTAGGATGATAAAGAAAAGATACATATTTGAAAGTGACGATGATAATATATTAGAGAAATTAGATTTGAAAATCCAGGAAGCTTTAGAAGAAATACAAGAAGGAACTTCATACGAAGATGGTGGAGAATACGAAGAAGAATACAGTCCTGTGGAGATATTGCTTGATGAATATTCTGAATTATTAGCAAATAGGAAGTTTTGCTTCGAGTGTGTAAGAAGTATTTTACAGGAATTTTCTTTGGATTTGCTAAACGAGTTTTTTGATTATTAATTAATTATAGTTGTAGAGGTGGTGCTAATGAGCAAGAAAGATAAAAGAAAAAATATATATTATTGCGTTGGATGTGGTCAAACACATGGCAAAGGCAATTTTTATGTAAGTTATTCAAAACATCATGCAAATGGTGTTTTATTTTATTGCAAAGATTATATAAAGAGTAGTTCTTATGATATATATGGGAATGTGCATATGGAAAGTTTTCAGTCGATATTAAGACAATTAGATGTGCCATATATATATTCTCTTTATGAGTCTGCAAGCGAGTCTCCTGATGCAGTTGGAGCTTATTTTAGAATGTATAATTCTTTTAAAAGATTTAGGGGGCTTACATGGAAAGACAGCGAATTTGAGAATGTTGATGATGAAATTGAACATTACACTGATGCAGACATTGCAGAAGATATCAACAAATTTGTAGTGACAGAAGAAATGCTTTATAGGTGGAATGATGAAAAGTACAACAAGCGGGAAATTAGAGATTTAGAGAAATTTTATCGAGATATGCATATTACACATACAATAGTTACTCCTCAACATGAAAAAGCATTGGTTATGATATGTAAATTACAATTAGGTATGGATAAAGCATTAAAAGACAATAATATGACTAATTTTGCTAAAATTCACACCGAATATCAAAAATTATTACAATCTTCCGGATTAAGACCTATAGATAAAGTAGGTGGTGCAGAAGCTTCGGGGATAAGAAGTTTTAGCCAAATATTTGAAAAGATTGAAAAAGAGGGTTATATCAAACCTGCACCTGTAGATGTGAAGCAAGATATAGTAGATAGAACAATACAATACTTGATGAACTACACATTAAGGCTATTGGATAAGCAAGTATTACCAAAACCTCCAGCTGATACGCCAAAGATAGTTTCTGGTGAGGATAAATGAGTAGTTATGTAAACTTTAAAAGACCTGAAAAAAAATTCACTCGTCATGCTGATGATACAGCAAGATTTAATAAGAGTGATTATAGGAATAAAACTTTTGAAGAAATTAAGCAAGATTGGCGGGAGGCTTGTGAAGATTGGAAAAGTTATCCAGATAGATTTATTGATTATATAAGTGATGAGACAACCAAAATTAGGTTGTATTTTTATCAAAGAATATATTTGAGAATATTATTTAGATATAGAAAAGTATTTATTACTGCTACAAGAGGTACTGCAAAAAGTTGGACTAATATATTGGCTATGTATTTACAATGTATGTTTTATCCTGGCATTTCAAAATTTATAGTTGCTCCTAATAAATTTCAAGCAGCTAAAATAGCACAGGAAAATATAGAGAAGATATGGGACTTCTTCCCTATTTTAGAAGATGAGATAGAGTACAAGTCATTTACTAAAGATTATACAAAATTGGTATTTAGGCATGGTAGTAGATTGGATATTGTACAAGCAAAGGATAGTGAAAGGGGAGGTCGTAAATGTATGCGACACTTACTGGTGACAGTAAGTTAAATACCATTTTAATTGCTGGAACCCCCTTAGAGTCTTATAAACTACAACATGACTGGAAACGGTGAGTGTGAATGTTTGAAAATTATAAGAATTGGGCAATCAGCAGGTAAGACCCTAAGTTGATTATTAATATGGGTAAACTCCAAAGACTAATGCGTAAGCAGGTACACTATAAGCTAAGATAGTGGAAACGGATGGATACTTATTAATTAAGTATAAGATATAGTCTAATCTTATAGGAAACTATAAGCAGTCATAAAATGACGAGCATAGTGTTGCGAACTATGCTGAATATAAATGAGACATGGCGGTACAATAGAGGAAGTTTCTGATGATAGGTTTGACGGAGATATGCTTCATTCAGTAGTATTACCCTTGATGGCTGATAGAAGAATAGCTATGTGTGGCGGTGTAGACCCTTATGAAATACATAAGACAGAAACGTACCTTACCACGGCGGGCACACGACAATCTTTTGCTTTTAAAAAAATGTGGGAAATTCTTGTAAGCATGGTAAAAGGAGAATCTGCCTTTGTTTTAGGTTCAAGTTTTGAACTACCATGTATGCATGACCAACTTGATTTAAACTTTATCATAGAACAAAAAGAATCACCTAACTTCAACCCAATGTCTTTTCAAAGAGAATATGAAAGTGTATGGACTGGCAGTTCTTCCGATTCATTGGTATCTTTAGACAATTTGAATAAATGTAGAGTGTTAGAAGTAGCAGAAACTAAAGCGATGGATAAAGATGCTGAATATATATTAGCATATGATGCTGCTAGGGCTGAAGGAGCTGCAAATGCTCAATGTGCTTTAGTAGTTTTAAAGATAAAAGACAGAGGGGATGGGACTTATACCAAGCATCTGGTTAATATCTATAGCTTTGAAGGAACACATTTTCTTGAACAAGCTTTATTTTTAAAAGAAAAGGTTAATGAATACAAAGCTGCTGTACTTTTGGTAGATACTAATGGAATGGGAGTTGGTCTTGTTGATTTCTTAGTAACAGATATAGATAGTAATCCTGTTTATAGTGTGACAAATGATGATAGATATGACAAATACAAAACTCCAAACAGCATTCCTATGATTTATGCTATTAGTTCAGTTAGAAAAGAAACTAAAAGTAGTGATATTCATAATAATTTTACTAGCAATATATCAAATCAGAAAATAAAATTACTTAAAAGTGAAGCCTATGTAAAATCTAAATTATTTAAAAATAAACGGATAGATACTGACAAGTATGTAGAACTATCACAACCATTCATAATGACTGATTTGCTATGTGATGAAATAATGAACTTGGAATATAAACAAAGTGGAAATGAAACACAAGTGAAGTCTATAAGCAAAGGTATAGGAAAAGATAAATTTTCTGCTTTGGAATATGGATTATATTGGATATATTTGAAAGAAAAGAAAAATAAGATTAGAAGAGAGACGGTTAATGTAAACATTTCAGAAATATTTAAAGTATTTAAACAACCTGTCATCAGACGTTAAGGAGGTGGAAATTTGGAAGATAAAGAACAAAAGGATGTTGAAACTGTAAAACACAAAGATGTTGAAACTGCAAAACAAAAGGATGTTGAAACTACAGAAGTAGAGCCTATAGAGTTACAGCAAAAATTTTATAAGCTCGACTTTTCACAATTAGCAAGAAGTGTATTTTCTGATTTAGAAAAAACATCTGCAAGTACAATTTTGTTTAGAAATTTTGACAAAGATAGAATGTTGGAGGCAATACAAAATCCTCAAAGAAATGAAGAAGTATTGCGTAATTTATCTAATTTTTTATATATAGTTAGCCCTCATTATAGAAGGCTGTGTAATTACTATGCGGAAATGCTCACTTTAGATTGGTATATTGAACCTTTAAAGTTAGATACATCTAAGGTTAATGAAAAACAATTTATAAAAGCATATAATGAAACTTTATTTGAATTGGATACTATGAACATTAAGCACGAAATGTTAAAGGTATTACAAGTAGTATTTCGAGAAGGTATAATTTATGGCTATGAATATAAGACCGATGATTCTTATTTTATACAAAAATTAGATGCTGATTATTGTGTAATTTCTGGGTTTGAAGATGGGGTTTACAATTTCAAGTTTGATTTTGACTATTTTAGTAACGATGAAGAAAAATTAGAAAACTATGCTCCTGAATTTAAGACAAAATATACAAAATACAAGAATTCAAGACAGAGCAGGGGTAAAAGAAGCCAACAGGAAGATTTGCGTTGGCAAGAATTGGATTCAGAAAATGTCATATGTATCAAATCAGATGAAACAATATTTTATCCATTTCCACCGTTTGTAGGTGTGTTGCCCGACATATATGAAATACAAGATTATAAAAGTCTTAAAAAGGCTAATAGTGAAATGCAAAACTATGCTTTGATTGGTGGTAAAATTCCAACAAAAGAGAATAGCGATATTGCTAATGATTTTAAGATAGGGCTAGATACCGCTATTGAGTTTGGAAATAAAATATCAAGTGAGTTACCTGACCAAATAGGTTTCATCCTTTCTGTATTTGATGATTTAAAACTATTTAAATTAAGTGATGATAAAGTAGGTACGGATAAAGTAGATGAGGCTACTAAGAACTTTTGGAGTGCAGCGGGGATATCTAAGAATTTATTTGCAGATGATAGCAACACAGATGCAGCTATCAAGTTTTCTACTGTAACAGATGAGCAAACTGCATTTGGTATGCTAAGACAAATTGAAAGATGGATAAATCGTAAGCTGAAGTTTAGAAATGGTAAATACAATTTTAAAATTAATATGTTGAATACTACCTATCTAAACCAAGAGAAAAAAGTGGCGGAAGAGTTAAGGTCGGCACAATTTTCTATACCTAATAAAATTCGTCTTTGTGCAACATCAGGTATTAGTCAATCAAGTGTAACAAGCATGGCTTTTTTAGAAAATACTATATTGGATTTGACGAGTATTTTTACACCACTAATGAGTTCTCATACTCAAACTGATACAAGTGCTACAAGCGTAACTGGTGGTGAAAACAAAAGACCTTCTAAAGAAGAGGAAGAAGTTAGAATAGATGAGTAAGGGGGGATATGATGGCAGCTTACAATAGTGGTAGCAATCCACACAGGCAAAATTTCTATGGAAAATCTGGCAAAAAGCCAGATAAAGTTTATGCTGGGGATAAATTTACAGCAACAGATGTTTTAGAGGAATTTTTATATGATGGAGAAGATTGGATTCTTTATAACAGAATTATAATACCAGAATCAGGATTGCCAATTAATTTAGTTGGTGGTGTTGCTACAGATGACGGAGAGATTGAAGATGATGTTGGTACTATTATAGATGATACCAAGGATTTTAGTAATACAACTATCTTTGATGGTAAAATTGTAAAAATAAGGATGGATGATAAAGATTATTTTCGACTTATTGTATCGACTGATGATAATATAATTGGGATTGAACCAATAGCACCTTCGGCTGAGGCGTTTGTAGTATTGGGTGATGACCAAGATGAAACATACAAGGGTGTCGTGGAGATTAGTGTAATAGACAAAAAGGCAGAAGGTAATAATTATTCAATTAAAATCATAGCAGGTGAAGGTGATGCTACAGAAGCTTCAATTTCTTTTGATAATGGCTTAATAACCATAATTTCAGCAACAGAAACAAATGAAAATCCTATACCTATTAATACAAGTACAATAAAAACTTTGATTGAAGAAGATGATGGCACAAGTGAGATATTTAGTGTAAAAGTTTCTAATGATGGAAATATTGATTTCATAGAAGATCCAGTATCTTTTGAAGGCGGTTCGGATGGAACTATAGTGAAGGCTGGTTCAACTTATGTTGTAATGAATTAAAGGTGATTGGATGGTGAGTTATGTTTATATATTGTGTTGATAAGGAGTTGAAAGAAGAATTAATCAAAAAAGGATATCAATTACTTAAGGAAGATGACAACGGTGCAGTATTTGTTTTTGATGAAAACATAAAATTTAATTTTGCGGAAATTAGCAAGAATAAATTTATGTTTACTAATAAATTAACATTTTAATTTGCTAGAAAGGATGTGATAATGTGGACAGAAAAGTTATATCGTTTGAATCAAAATTCGGCAAGCCTGAAAAGTTTAATTCTCAATTTCATATGATAAAGATATATATAGCTCACCATGGGAAAAACAGAAATGGAAGTATTATATCAAAGGAAACATTTGAAAAAATGATACCTTCTTTGTATGGAGTTCCAGTAGTTGGAGAATGGAAAGGAGAAGACTTTGGCTCACATGGTGGAAAAATAGAAATATCCGAAGATGGAATTGAATTCATTGAAACTACTAAACCTTATGGTTATGTAGATTCTAGTGCAACAGTACAATGGGAAAATATTCAAGAAGAAGATGGCACAGTTAAAGAATATTTGACTACAACTGCTTTTTTGTGGACAGGCAGATATCCTGAAGTATTAAAGGTATTAAACGGCGAGAACAATCAATCTATGGAAATTAATGTTTTTGAAGGAAATTTCCTAGAAGATGACCCTGAATATTTTGAAATACTTGATGGCGAATTTTCAGCTTTTTGTATATTAGGGGAGGATGTTGAAGGTTGTTTTCCATCAGCTAAATTATCTCAATTCAATCTTGACAAAGAGGTTTTTAAAGCTGAATTTGCTCAAATGGTCTCAGAGTTAAAAGCATCTTTGCTTAGGGGAGGTGAAGGTATGAAGGATGAGAAAGTTAAAAATGTAGATGAGAAATTGGATGCAACAGAAGAGTTTGAAGATGAAACACTTGAAGATGAAACACTTGAAGATGAGACATTTGAAGATGCAACAGAAGAGTTTGAAGATGAAACAGAAGGAGATATGAGTGATGAGCTTGATACAGAAGAAACCTTTGACGAAGATACCGAAGAGGTAAGTGAGGAAGAAGTGGAAAATTTTACAAAGACATTTGAATTGAGTCACGATGATATTCGGTCGAAATTATATGTAGCCATAGCACCACAAGAACAGGCAGATGACGATTGGTATTATATCATTGATGTTTATGATAATTATTTTGTTTACATTGCAGAATACAAACAAAAGTATTACAAACAAGAATATATTAAGACAGATATAGACATTGCTTTGAATGGTGACAGGGTTGAAGTATTTTCCAAATTCTTAACACAAGAAGAACTTGATATTCTCAATGCAATGAAAGCCAATTACAAATTGCTTGAAAAAGAAAATGAAGAGCTGAAAGAATTTAAAGCAACCAAAGAAAAAGAAGCTTTTGAGAAAGAGCAAGAAAGAATAAGAGATGAAAAAATCAATCATATCAACGAAGAATATCCTAATGTATCTGATGATGTGAGAGACGTATTTATTAGTAAGGTTGATGAATATGAGACTATTGAAGATATAGATGCAGATATGTGTGTTTATATAGTTAAAAACAAAGTCACATTTTCAAAAGCCAAAAAGGACAATGAAGTTACAAAGACAAAGATTAATCAAGAAGAAAAGACTTTAGAGGTATCACCATATGGTAGTTTATTTTAATGGAAACCTCGGTCAAAATATTGAAAAAAAATTAAGGGGGAATTTATAATGGCAGAAAAAGGTATTTTTATAGCAGAAAATATGGCTTCTACAACTGTGGGAAGTTTATTGAGAAGTGCAGTGGATGATACTAAAGCAAGAGAAAATGGTAGTATTGTAGCACTTAACG